GGCTATTAAGAATGGTATCGCTAAGGAACAGGCTCGAGCGGTTCTACCAGAAGGGCTTACAGTATCACGTCTATTGATGAACGGTACCTTGAGATCTTGGATCCACTATATACAACTACGATCAGCAAACGGTACGCAGAAAGAACATATTTTGATAGCACAAGAAATTGCAAACGTAATTACCAAAATATTTCCAATGGCCAGTGAATTACGATCAATAGCGGATAAATAAGATTACTATGTGGATACTGAGCTACTTACCGACCTGGATATTCTATGCTATTGCAGTATTGGGAATACTAGGTGTGATTGCTTCCTACGTACTAAGCATGGTACCTTTGGTCAATCAATATAAACTACCTTTACAAGTTGTATCTATTGTCATTATTGCTTTCGGTGTTTTTATTATTGGTGGTGTTGAGAACGAGTTATCCTGGCAGGCAAAAGTTAAGGAACTTGAAGCTAAGGTAGCTGTAGCTACTGCAAAGAGTAATGAAACGAATACTAAGGTAGAGCAAAAAGTTGTTACAAAAATACAAATTGTAAAACAACAAGTTGAAGTAGTAAAAAAAGAGATTGAAGTACAAAAAGAGTTTATTAACGTCGATTGTAAAATTAATCCAATTGCAATCGATTTATATAATAAAGCCGTTGCTGACCCTAGCGAGGTAACAAAATGAAGAATAGTATTCTAATTTTTACTTTATTACTTGCGGGGTGTACAACAGTACCGGTTAAGATTCCCTTCCCAACAGTCCCTCCTCAGTTAATGGAGCCAGCAGGGGCATTAAAACCTTTGGATAAAAACAAAGAAATCCAACTCAGCGATATCATTGAAAATACGAACGTAAATGCCGGTTCGTACTATGAACTAAAAGAGAAGCTTTCTGCTTGGCAACTGTGGTATGTTGAGCAAAAAAAGATATTCGACAATATACAAAAATAAGTAAGGTAATAATAATAACATGAACACTGTCCATGGTATAGCGGTAGACTATTCTCGCGATTCTTTGTTTGATACATTAGGGCTTTTAAGATTAAAAGAATCCTACATGCGTGAAGATGAGCAATCACCACAAGAAAGATTTGCATATGTTTCAAACGCTTTTGGGAGTAATCCAGAACATGCCCAACGTCTTTATAATTATGCTTCTAAGCATTGGCTTAGTTATAGCACCCCGATTCTCTCGTATGGTAGATCCAGTCGTGGTCTACCTATTAGCTGCTTTCTACCCTATCTGGATGATTCTGCAGAGGGGTTAGTAAATACTTTATCTGAAGTAAATTGGCTCAGCATGCTGGGCGGAGGAGTTGGAATTGGTATTGGAATTCGCGCATCGGATGATAAATCGGTTGGAGTCATGCCCCACCTTCGCACATATGACGCATCATCTCTCGCTTATCGACAAGGTAGGACTCGTCGTGGTAGCTATGCCGCTTACCTTGATATTAGTCATCCGGATATTCTCATATTTTTGGAAATGAGAAAGCCAACCGGTGATCCTAATATGCGTACGCAGAACCTGCACCACGGTATTAATATTCCTGATAGCTTCATGGAAATTATTGGCCGGTGTATGCAGGATAAGGATGCTGATGATTCTTGGAATCTAGTTGACCCACATAACGGTGAAGTACGCGAAGTAGTTTCTGCTAAGGATCTATGGCAGCGTATTCTCGAAATGCGCATGATGACAGGTGAACCTTACCTGCATTTTATTGATACATCTAATAGACACATGCCACAATTTCAGAAAGATTTAGGTCTTTCAATTAAGCAGAGTAATTTGTGTAGTGAAATTATTCTTCCTACTGATAAGAAGAGAACGGCTGTTTGCTGTCTATCTTCTGTTAATTTGGAGTATTATGATGATTGGAAATCTGATAAACTATTTTTGCGGGACATTGCGGAGATGCTTGATAACGTACTTCAGTACTTTATCGATAATGCTCCTTTACCTGTCAAGCGGGCCAAGTACTCTGCAGGGCGTGAGCGCTCTATTGGTGTGGGTGCTCTTGGCTTTCATGCCTATTTGCAACGGAACAATGTTCCTTTTGAGTCAGCCTTGGCGGTCGGAAGAAACAGACAAATCTTCAAACACATCAGGGACAATCTAAATGTGGCGAATAAAGAACTGGGCACTGAACGCGGTGAGGCTCCAGATGCTGTTGGCACTGGTCAACGTTTTAGTCATCTTATGGCTATCGCTCCAAATGCTTCTTCGTCTATCATTATGGGAAATACTAGCCCTAGTATTGAACCTTATCGTGCTAACGCTTATCGTCAGGATACGCTATCGGGCTCACATCTGACGAAAAATAAATGGTTAGATAGTATTATTAAGGAGAAAGTGAATGGAGAAGAAACCAAACTCGATTACAACGAAGTATGGAGTAGCATCATCGCCAACGACGGTAGTGTACAACATCTCGACTTCTTGGACGAATGGACAAAAGATATTTACAAAACTTCCATGGAAATCGACCAGCGATGGCTTGTACAGCACGCAGCCGATCGTCAAGAGTATATCGATCAAGCCCAATCACTTAACCTATTCTTTAGACCTGACGTCAACATCAAGTATTTACACTTCGTACACTTCTTGGCGTGGAAAACAGGCCTTAAGACATTATATTATTGCCGAAGTGAGAAAATTGGCAAAGCAGATAAAGTGTCTAAGAGAATCGAAAGAGAAGTAATTAAAGAGTTAGACATGAAGGCTGTAATTGACGGGGATGTGTGCTTAGCCTGCGAGGGTTAATTGAACTTTAAATAGACAAAGAAGAAAATGATTAAAAAAGTAGATAGTAAATTAACTGATGACCGCGACTCCTTCAAGCCATTTAATTACCCGTGGGCTTATGATGCATGGCTAAAGCATGAACAGAGTCATTGGCTTCATACTGAAGTACCAATGATTGAAGATGTTAAGGATTGGAAGAAAAAACTTACTACAGAAGAGAAAGAGTTCCTTACTCACATCTTTAGATTCTTTACCCAGGGTGATATTGACGTAGCTGGTGGTTATGTAAATAATTACTTACCCTACTTCAAGCAACCTGAAGTACGAATGATGCTACTTGGATTTGCTTCAAGAGAAGCTCTTCACGTCGCAGCATATTCGCATTTAATTGAGACATTAGGTCTACCTGATACGACATATAATCAGTTCTTAGAGTATGCTGAGATGAGAGAGAAGCATGATTATTTACTAGAGCTGTCTAGTAAAAACGGTACCACCGCTTCTACTGCTGCTCACATTGCTGCTTTCTCAGCCTTCACAGAAGGTATGCAGTTGTTTAGTTCCTTTATTATGCTGTTAAACTTTCCACGTCACGGTAAGATGAAAGGCATGGGTCAAATTGTAACCTGGTCTATTGTTGATGAAACTCAGCACGCCGAGGGTATGATTAAGTTGTTCCGTACCTATGTAGAAGAAAATAAGGAAATATGGAATGATGAGCTTAAAGGGCAGATTTACACGATTGCGGAGAAAATGGTTAGTCTGGAGGATATGTTTATATCACTCGCTTTCCGATCTGGGGCGATCACAGGGTTAACGGAAGATGAAGTTAAAGAATATATTCGATACATTGCAGACCGTCGATTGATTAGTCTTGGGTTGAGAGGTATCTTTAAACGTAAGAAGAATCCTCTCCCCTGGGTTGAAGAAATGATTAATGCACCAACGCATACCAACTTCTTTGAAAATAGAGCAACTGATTATGCAAAGGGTGCAACTAAAGGAGATTGGAATGACGTCTGGGGAAGAGCAGCCTGAGTGGTTAGCTGAACAACGCCAAGCTAAAGAAGTAGAAGCACTCAATGACCCTATCTCTAAACAGAGATATCAAATCTGTAAAGAGTGTGATAGGTTCATAGCATCTGTAAAGGTGTGTAAGGAGTGCTACTGCTTCATGCCAGCTAAAACAATGATTGAGGGTGCCGATTGCCCTATTGGTAAATGGTAATGAAACAAAAATATATTGATGCACATATGGCAGTAGCAGAGACTTATGCGTCTCTGTCTAGCGCTAGACGCCTACAGGTAGGCGCTATTGTTGTTAAAGATAATAGAGTAATAAGTATTGGCTACAATGGCATGCCTTCAGGTTGGGATAATAATTGTGAAGATGAACTACATCAGCCTGTAGGTCGTGTTAATTTTGTTACTAAACCTGAAGTGCTGCACGCTGAGACAAATGCAATTGCTAAGCTTGCTAGATCAAGCGAATCTGGTCTTGACGCAACAATGTTTATTACACACGCACCATGTCTCAATTGTGCAAAGTTAATATATCAATCAGGTATAAGTAAGGTGTACTATCGTAATGCTTATAAAGAAAGTACAGGTGTTGAGTTTTTATTAAAAGGTGGAGTTGACATTGAACAAATATAAAATTGGATTTAATTGTAGTACGTTTGATCTTTTTCATGCCGGTCATGTAACAATGTTAAAGGAAGAGAAACGTTTTTGTGATTACTTAATTGTTGCAATTCAAACAGACCCTACAATTGATAGACCTACAACAAAGAATAAACCTGTACAATCTATTTACGAAAGATTTTGTGCAGTGTCAGCATGTAAGTACGTTGATGAGGTTTTAGTTTACTCAACAGAAGATGATCTTTTGAGTATGCTTAAAACACAACATATTGATATTAGATTCTTAGGTGATGAGTATAAGGCAAAAGATTTTACAGGTAAGCAATGGTGTTTAGATAACAACATTGAATTACATTATCACTTAAGAGACCATCCATACAGTAGCTCAGCACTTCGTAAACGAGTTTATGATGCTGAGACAGAGAGATTAAAAGGTAAAAATGCAAAGAGCGTATAACTGCGATAGCTGTGATGCTGATTTTAAAATCAAACATTCACAAGACGAATCATACTACGAAGTTAATTTCTGCCCGTTCTGTGGGGCGGCAATCGAGGCGGAGGATGAGGGGGATCCGGAGGACGAATAATGTCTGATTGGATTTATAATGGTGAAGTGTTTCTTGACCCTGGAGATAATTATGGCTTTGTGTACATTATTACAAACAAAATCGACAACCGGCAATACATCGGTAAAAAATTCTTTTGGTCAATCAGAAGAAAGCAAGTTAAAAAAGTACGGAAACGAGTTACGGTTGAATCCGACTGGAAAACGTATTGGTCGTCTTCTGATGAATTACAAAGCGATGTACAACGTCTTGGTGTAGAAAACTTTACTCGCGAGATAATTCATCTATGCCCAAATAAAGGTACTGCTAATTATTTGGAAGCAAAGGAGCAATTTACCAGATCAGTGTTAGAAAATAAAGATCTATGGTATAATTCGTGGATATCAGTTAAGGTAATGAGATCACACGTGAGGCTATCATAATGTTTACAATCGGTGTTACACTATTAACAGCGCTGTTACTTTCAGTAGTAGCGGCGTATTTTTCTGTAGTTGGTCTAATGGCAATTTTTGCCTCTGCCGCTATCCCAATCGCTGTTATGGGTGGAACGCTAGAACTGGCAAAGGTAGTTTCCGCATCTTGGGTCTATCGTAATTGGAAGACTGCTCCTGCACTAATACGGTACTACTTAACTGTAGCTATTGTTGTATTATCAATCATCACATCGCTAGGTATATTTGGTTACCTTTCTAAAGCTCATCTTGATCAAGCTATTCCTTCAGGTGATATAGCAGCTAAACTTGCCCTTATTGATGAGAAGATAAAAGTTGAAAAGAATAATAT